TGTCCAGCATATCCTGTGCAGTTATCTGAAGCGCCTCCAGAAGATCATCAGGATCGTACAGCTTCAACAGTCGCTCCTTAATTTCTTCTAGTGTCAGTGACATAATCTACTAGCTCCCTCAACGTGTTTAGACAGTACCATTTAATGTTGTTCTTTTCACACCACTGTGCCATCGTGCTCTTTGTTGCTTTGTTGACTCGCTGATTAGGCTTCATCAACACAAATATGAGTTCTTGCGTCCCCGGTATTGACTTAGCGACCGATCGATACTTCTGCGTATCTCCTGCTCTAAAGTATCCCTTGCACTCAATGAGATACGTTCTGTCTCCTCTCTCGTACACGAAGTCTGGTGTGTACTTTCGTTCGATGATGTACGGGACTTGATACGGTTCGTAATCAAAACCAAATGGTTGTAACTGCGTTGCAACATCTCTCTCAAACTCCGATCTAAAATCACCCAATCTGGATTTCTTGGACTTTCGGTTCATTTACTACCTCTACTAGATAACGGGGCCCTGAGTAATACGAGAAGGCTCTTAGCTCTGGCCAGCACTCTTTTTTGTATTGACAGTACGAGCAACCTACGGCGAGTTTCCGGTTTCCACTTTTTCCATCGTCTATAGGCTCGTAGCAAATATCTGGTGGAGTAGGTTGCGCCACGAGCTTTTTTATTTCGCGGATCCTCTCGGCAATGTCGAAACTGATCAGGTCGTACACAGGTGCTTGCGTGTCCTCAGAGTCGTACATCAGATACGTTAGATGTCCGTTCTGTTTGTCCATAGCTAACCACCCGAACTTTGTTTCTCCCTCCGAGTGTGCATATCCCTTAATCTGAGCGATGTAACCAAACGGATCGTCGTAAGCGAGAGTGCCATCTTTGAATTTCTTAAACCCAAACGTAGAAGTAGATTTAATATCAGTGACGATACCGTCAATCTTACAGTCCATAGAACCTGTAATGCCTTCAACTTCACACTTTTTCTGTTCATCTGTTACCTCGTGCCCAGCCAGTCTAGTTAAAAACAACAACATCTCTTCGATCAAGTGGCCGTACATGAACTTGACGTAGGTGTTGGGTGTCATATCCTCTGTTACTTCAGGTTTGTTTACAGCGTTCCAGAGGTATCGGTCAGTGCGTCCGATGTTAGACATACGAAGAGTACGTCCGTCTCTTTTCTCTGTGAACAGGTTACGCATGAGGCGCTTGCAGTTTTCACCGAAGTGCTCAATCTCCTGCTCCAGATCGACACCCTCCATCGGCTCTTTTGTTGAGACGACAGAGTAGATGTCATCGACTAAGTTGTATATCTTCATAAGTATGTCTCTTGTGTTGATACTAATATTATATCAGAATCTGGACTCAGAGTCAAGCACTTTTTCGTACAAATCAGTGCGTTTCTGCCCAAGTATTTCCGATCTTGTATTCGCCGTCGAGCGGACACCTGAGTCCGAAGTCTTCTCCTGCTTCCTTAAGACATTCGACCGCAAGCCACCCGAAAGTCTCTGCCTGTTGCTCATCAACCTCTGTCTGAACTTCGTCATGTATGTTCCCCACAAATTTGTAATCAATGTCAAACTCTTGTGCCATCTCATCCAGCTTTACAAGCGCCTGCTTCATCACGATAGCACCTGCAGCCTGTAGCAACGTGTTCAGTGCAGCGTGCTCTGATCTGATCCAGAGCTTTCGACCATCGAGTCCTTTAAGATAACCTCTTTTAGCTTGTTGTCCAACTCGACTTCGTAAGTTTTCAAGAGAAGGTGTATTTCGTAAAAATCGCTGCTTAAGCTCTGCACCATCAGCAGCAGATCCTCCGACGATGCTTCCAATTTTGGCGTCTCCTGCCCCGTAGAGGAAAGCATAGATGAAAGTCTTAGCTTGAGGTCTTGTTTCAAGCCCTGCAGCCATTTGGTTTCTGGTGTGAATGTCGTCTGTAAGCAAGACATTTGTAAACTCCTCGTCTTTCATGTAGTGAGCTAACATACGCAGCTCTAGTCCACTAGCGTCAAAGCCTACTAGCTTCTTACCTTCAGGCACCGTCCAACAGCTGCGGCACTCGTGGCCGTACTGAGAGTAACTAGCAGGCACTTGTGCCATGTTAGGGTTCTGGTGTGTCATACGCCCTGTGATAGCACCGTTGGTAGTTACTCTGCCGTGAACCCGTCCATCATCCTCAGTATGCTCTAGCCAGCTTTTAACTTGGGCGTAGCGTTTCTGTAGGAGTAGATATTCGAGGACAAGAGCAGCCTCCGGTACGTGTTTATTATCTTCCAACGTGCTTTCATCAACTTGCGGACGACCAGACGGCGTAAGCCTCGACCATACTGCACCCTTAGCTTCAAGTCTCTCTGCGACCTGTTGACGCGACCCTGGATTAAAAACCGTAACCTTATCCTTAAGACGCTTGCCAGTCTTTTCCGAGAACCTTTCCTCAATAATTGGCGGAAAAGTGTTCTGCATGTCCTCTTCGATCTCATTCATTCTCTCCTTAAACGTTGCTATTAGAGTGTGTGCGAGTCGCTGATCTAGCAGCCACCCGTTACGCTGTTGTTGTTGTATGATCCACTGCACATCGTGCTCTAGATCAATGCTCTGTTGACTAAACTCTGTCAGTTCAACTTGCAGCTTGTTGTGTACCGCCTCTGTTACGTCTACGTCACGTATGCAGTAGTCGATCATCTCAGGTGTTAGCTGGCTCCAGTCATCGTGGTCTCCTTTTGGGAAGGCGAGGTCGTTGCCCCAGTTTCTAAGAGAGTGTCCACCGCTCTTGCTAGGATCAGCAAGACGACTAAGCACCAGAGTGTCCACCACATTATCTTTAGTAAAGGTTTGATTCCACAGACGATTAAGTACTGGAACGTCAAACCCAATTCCGTTATGAAATACCCAAGTACAGCCTTCGTGATCCTGTACGTATTGAGTAAAGTCTGCTTCATTACAGATAACCTCGGTCACTCCGTTGTGCTTACAAGCGGCACACCAGATAGTCGTAGCGTCCAGCCCGTCAGTCTCAATGTCACAGTAAATCCATTTGTGGGTCATCTTCTTCTTCCCTTCCTACTACAAAGTAGTCTTTTTCTTCCGCTGTCTTTTTCCTGTGACAATTAGCACATAACACGACACAGTTCTCTAGCTCCTTGTGTATAGCATCCCAAGACCAGAGGTGTGCATCAGACAGCTTTCCTCTCTTTTTAGTCCGATCTATGTGGTCTAAATCTAGAGAGTGTGGAGCCTCGTTGTATCCACAAATTGAACAGCCTCTGTCGAGTTTGTACTGTTGTATGTATACCAGCTTCTCGTACCTGTCTGGCCTTTTCTTTCTGAGGTACTCGCTCAAAACTCAGTCTCCACTGGATTAGGATTAGCAGTCTCGTGAATCCTGCCTGTGTCGTTGTCGTACCGTAGCCAACAAGCAGGCCCCGTCTGTCCCGTGTACCGGTTCTTGAGTACTCGGACACACGTAGTGTTGCGGATGTCAGGATCCTCGTGTTGCTGGTTACGCTCCATGCCGATAACGATGTCCGACAGTTGTGCAATCGACTGTGAGCCGCGTAGGTCACTCAGACTAATGCGTCCACCGTCCTCGTGTGCCTGTCCGCTGGTACGCTTCAGGTGGGACACTAGGAACAGGCTTATGCCAGTCTCAGCGACTAACGTGCGTAGCTTAGTCATTATCTCGTCGATGGCTTTACGCTCGTCCCCGTTGTCCTGTGATGATACAACAATCGACAGGTGATCGAGAATGACGTACTTGCAATCTAGAGCCTTCGCCATGTACCGCACTCGTGACAGCAGGTTGTCCGCTGAGGTTGAGCCCCAGTGATCGAACAGGTAGTACCGTCCAGAGCCCATCGTAGACTCCCAGAAGGGCTTCAGCTCGTCCACTGGCGTATCTTCCTCTAGGTGCAGAGGTCGATTAGCAGCCACAGACATGATGCCTAGAGCCGTCCTAGCGACATCCTCCTCCAGCGCCAGTACTCCGATGTTGTCACCTGTGCGCTTGAGTAGGTCGTACTCTAGCTCCCGGATGAACTGAGACTTGCCCATGCCTGAGCCACTGGTAACAGTCACTAGCTCAAACGGACGGTGGCCTCGTGTTATCTCATTGAGGCCCTCCCAAGGGTAAGGTACGCTCTTGACGTTGCGTTTGTTGACTAGCGCGTCCCATGTCTCCAGCCCTGAGATGATACCGTCAGGTTGATAGACTTTAGCGTCCCACCAGTTCTGTACAAACTCCTTTACCTTGTTAGCCACCAGCATCTCACTGGCGTCCTTCATAGGCAGCTTACAGATCTTCAGCTTGTTAGGGCTGAACAGGTCTTTCACTTGATCTACAGCAACCTGCCCGGCCTTGTCCTGATCAAAACACAGTACTACCTTTTCGTAGCCCTCGAGCCACTCCAGCTGCTCTTTAATCTCTTTAGCGGCTGACTGGGCGCCAGACCGAAGCGATACAACATCAAACTTCTGCCCGAACATCTCGTACACTGACATTGCATCAATCTCACCCTCAGTAATGGTGATGTACTTGCCAGTGCCTCTGCAGGCTTGTTGCCCAAACAGTCCTGTGTCTCGTAAGTCACCACTGGCGTAGAATCCTTTGGTCTTTACCTCACGGACTTTGGATCCAGTAATTTCACCCGTCTCTGTATTGTAGTACGGGTAGTGGTGTTTCTCGATCTTCCCGTCTTTTGTGTACGTAACGGTAACT